GAAACATCCAGTAAGACACCATCGTTTGGCCTGAACAGCTTGCAGGGAATAGTCTTCATGTCTTTATCATCAGACACTATGCAAGTGTTCAGCTTTGGGTTACTGCCAAGTATTCCCATGACATCATCAGCTTCTAATGTCTCTTGGGTGTGGCTAGGCCAAGTGTCTCTGCACCACTCAACCATTGCTTTATAACCAACAGGCTTTCGTGACTTTTTGCGATTGCTTTTGTAAGTGGGTGATACTGTTTTGCGGAAATTGATACTGTCACTAATACACATCAGAACTTCACTTGTACCAAGTCTCTCGTGGAAACCATTTATTTGGTCAGTAAAGATTTTCTTTGCTACTTTAAGATCAGTGGATAATGACCAAACATCATCGCCCCAATCATGCTCATCCTCTGCGATGATACTTGCTCTAAACAGAAAGAGGTCAGCATCAATTAAGAGGGTCGGTGTCTTCCCCTGCAAATTCGTTAAGTACTTCATCAAGTGAATCCTTATAGTCCATACCCAGTGGTGTGATCTGGTAGTAGTCAGCGAAGGTTTCTTCGTCAACTTGGTTTGAGATAAAACCTAAGCTGCAACAGGTAGCCACATACAGCGCGGCTTCTCTGGCAAAGTTAGATTTGAGTTTGAAAGGCTTGCGCCATGCTTTATCAAGCACCACGTAAAAACCGACAATATGTTCGACGGAATAGCCATCGATGTCAGTGGGTGTCTGCCCATGTTTTTCCGGTGTTGAATTCTGCTTCGATTGGGATGCTGAATTGGAACGCTTCCCCAGTTTCTTGCGCCATGATTCTAGTGAGATTACCGACATGTTCTGCTACCTCTTGGTTTTCACAAGCGATCTGCACTTCATCGTGGATGAAACCGACAATGTAAGCATTTAGACCTCTTGCGGTGATTTCTTGATCTATCAAGTAGACCCATTTTTTGGCAATTACAGCGCCTGCATTTTGTAAAATCTGACTGAGACAGCGATGCTCACTCCTGACATACAATTTTCGACGGTCAATGCCACGGATAAAGCCACGGTCTTTGAACGCAGTAGTGAGTTCTTTTTTTAGCTGTTTAAACGCAGGGACATTCTTTTCAAAGTCAGCCTTTAGCCTCTTACCGTCTTTGGCAGTGCCTCCAACTATCCGACCAATCAGGCCATCACCTCCTCCGAAAATTGTGGAGTAGATAAATTCTTTCGATTGATCTCTCGTGTCCAAGCCTGCCGCTTTCATGTTGTGAGTGTGTATATCACCTTCCATGATTAGCTTGGCGTACTCACCATCATCATCGAGTAGGTGCGCGAGACAGCGAAGCTCGATACCCGATAAATCTGAGCCGCAGAGTACCCAACCTTTAGGCACAGTGAATAACTCACGGCATTGTTTGCCGTACAGGGATCGAATGGATGGTACTTGGCCTAAATTTGGAGATCGGTGGGCGCATCGATGGCTCACAGTGCCGTTTGATACAATGTTGTGGCGTAGCTTCCCATCAGGGTCAACGAGCTTCATCCATGCCGCCTTACCTTCGGAAAGCATCGCAATACGTTTCTGCACCAAAAAGAACTCAGCTAAATGTTTAGCCTCTGGGTAAGGTAAATCGATCAAGACATTCTCATCGACCTTAGCATCACCACTGGGTGTATAGTCCTTGGGCTTCCACTTGTACTTATCTTTGAGACACTTAGCTATATGCTTTCGACTGTTAGGGTTGAAGTGGACTACCTTAACTTTGTCGATAGTCTCACCCTTCACATAACCTCTAGCCTCATTATTTACTTTGGGGGTGAATGGTGTGCGTATCTCCCAAGGTTCAAATAGAGTTTCTAAGGCATTCTCAAGTTCAAGCCTCTTTTGACTTAAGGTGGCATAAAAATCGCCTGCCTTTTCTTCGTCAAACGTCCAACCATTGTTACCAATTCGCTCACAGACTTCCGCACACTGATGTTCTAAATCAATACAGGCTTGCGGAAAGTCTTTGTCTTGGTTCAATAGCTTTAGAAGCTCAAAAGTGACCTCTACATCCTGCTCACAGTAATGGAGCATATCTTGATTGAAAGCCGACCAACCGCCATCATAATCGCCTTTATGGTTGCCTAATCGCAATCCCCAAGCCTTCAGAGAGTGAGAGCCAAACAGTCTTCTAGGAAAATCTTTTGGCAGTGCTAACGATGTTGAATCTTCTGTGATCAAATCCGCTTTTATTAGCCTAGACAGCACCAATGTATCAGTGACTTTACCTTTGGGCTTCCAGTTGGGGTACACCTTCTGAATCGCAGGAATGTCGAAACCTATGATGTTATGGCCTACAATTTCATCGGCATTCGCTAGTATCTCAAGTGCATCCTCAATGCTTTCCGGTGAATAGCTTTTTATGGATTGGACTCGACGATCATTTTGGTGTGAATCTTTAATAGCTATGCAGTGGATAGTCGTGAGTTCTTTGAGTAGGCCGTTACTTTCAAGATCGAAAATTGCTTGTTTCATATCCCCAACTCCTCTTGTTTTGGAGTTGATACAGTCGTTACACCGCCAGTTCGAAAGAAGCCTTTGTGCTTTGGATATGACGCATGGAAAAGTCTTGCGTAGTAAGCAGTGTGGGCATTCGGTATCCTGAAAAAACTATCAACTTCAGTCTCAGCATCTGTATGCCATCGGATTCTTTCAATGATTGCTCTAGCTGAGTAATGCGACCGACCAGACCGGACAGCTACTAAAGTGAAGTGTTTGAACAATTCCCAAACATGGGGATTCTTTTTGTGAAACTTTATGAAGTCTTTTTCAAGACGAGTTTGTGCTATAGGCATAGTGCCTCTCCTTAGTTATTCGAGATTTAGTTGGTTAGAATCTGGAGTCGGCTTCGATTAGCCGCGAGGTAACGCGATTGTATTCAAGGGTGTCAGCCGTTCCTGTTTCACCTGTGAATCTATTTTTTAGTACTATTATCTCTCTGACATCAGCGTGTGGGTCATCCTCTAGCTTCTGTAAGCCGATACAGAAATCTGAAAGCATGGCAATCGATGACGAACCTCTAAGCTCAGAAATTCTTACCTGACCACCATCCTCGTGGCCTTTACCTTGGGGGCGCGTTAGGTGAGAGACAATGAACAAACAAATACCTAACTCTCGCACCAAAGAAGACAAGGTGACAATGAGAGAGTCAATCAGCCGTCTTTCATCAGCCACTTGTCCTGTCGCTCCTGCTACTAATACTGATATAGGGTCTAGGAATATGTACTTACAGCCCATGCCTTTCACCATGTACTGAATGTTATTAATAACTACATCCACAGTATTTACACCAGAAAGTTGGTACAGTTGGATTTTGTTGTTATCAGGAAAAACATCAACATACGCTTGGGTAAACTCCTCCTTAGTTACAATGTCATTATCTTTAACAATGTTTTTATTAAGTTTGATACTGATTAGACTGCGTAATGTGACGTTCTCATGTTCCTCTAGCATGACCATGCCAACTTTGTGACCTTTTGCATGGAGATCAAAAGCTATCTCTTTGACAAACGTACTCTTGCCTGCACCAGTTCCTGCACATATCGTTACCAATCCATTTCTGATACCACAGGTCATTTCGTTGAGCTTTGAAAAAGGATAATCCGCAATGCTTTCCTCTTCATCCCCATTCATAATGGATTCAAAAACATCATCGGTTGAAACAATGCCATCAGGCCGCCATATTTTAGCTTGCCAAATTGCATCGATAATTGCCTTACCTTCGCCTTTCTGTAGACACTCGTTTGCATCCTTATGAACTAACTTGGCAATCTTTACCTTACCGATAGGGAGAGACTGAGCGCACTCTACAGCGGCTTTCTGCCCTACCTCATCTTGGTCGAACATTAAGATTATTTCTTCAAACTGATCGAGCCAATCCCATGCAGCTATAAGTGCTTTCTTACCGCTAGTCGCACCTTGACCAAGGCTCACTACAGGCCATTTGTTTCCTTGGATTTGGCTGACGCTCATGGCATCAATTTCGCCTTCGGTAATCACTAGCTTACGACCACCGTTCCAAAGGTGCTGACCAAACAGCGTCATTTTTTTAGCTTCACCTAGCACAAAGAAGTTCTTATCTGCATCACGTAACTTCTGTGCAACCACTAAGCCGTTAATGTCGCGGTAGTTCGCAATTTGCCACGCACGACCTTTGTGGTTGTCAGTGACTTGGTAATCGAATTTACGACAAGTCTCTTCGGAGATACCACGGTAGGTCAATGTGGTGTAGTAGCCATCAATTAAATCGAGTGATCGCTTTCTTGCTTCCGGTTGAATAACCACACCTTCATCTCCACCTTGGTGATCTTGGCATCCAAAACAGTAGGTGTGACCATCAGTGTAAACAGCGGCATTGTCTTTACTTCCGCAGGCTTCACAGGGTATATGGCCTATTTTCTTACTCTCTTCTTCTTCCATTTGCTTCCCCTTACGTAAAAATGGGGGCAACCTTTCGGCTACCCCCAAGGCTCTCCTTAACTAACTATTCAGTTAGCCACTCCTTCGGAATCGTTTTGTTCGCCCACACAAACTCATGCTTATCGCACCAATCTGCATAGGTGGTTTTCGACCCTTTGTAGAGTTTTGCTTTGGCATTGCTGAAGATAAACCTCAGATCAATGTCAGGATGTTGCTCACGGATAAACTGGTGTTTCTTGCGGTCATCAAGATCAAAAATGCCTTTCGTCTCGACGTAAAAAAAGCCACCAGATTTAGGCAGCTTAAAGTCGGGGGTGTACTTTGCATTTCTGGAGGGGACTACGTACTCAATCTTTTCAGTTTCGTACTCAACTTTTAGTCCTGCTTCTTTGATCTGCTTTGAAATTGTGTCTTCTAAACCAGAACGATAACCGTGTTTTTTACCTACTTCAGAAGCGTTCAGCTTTCGTCGATTCCACACGCTGTTCGGGTTCGTTTTCTTCGCCATCATCAAAAGCCTCTTTTGTGATCTCAGTGGCAACAAAGCCACCATCGAATGTATCAAAACCGTCTTCATCACCACCGCCACTACCACCGACAGGGTTAATGACTTGGACTTTCACAAGCTGTAACGAGACACCTTTTGAACCACTGACAGAGTAAGTAGTTATATAACCGCCAACTTTTAGCGTAGAGCCACCCCAGAGCTTGGGGATTTGCTCACCAACCATGACTTCACCGGATGAGTCATACATTTTTGGCGCATATTTCGATTTAACTTTAAGAACGGTTTGCCCAGTTTCTTCATCTTTAGTGAAAGGCATTTTGAACTTAGTCCCTTTACCGAATTCACTGACTGCCAAATTATTACAGGCATCAATTAGGTCTTCGCAATTTTCCATAGAAAGCGCAGTTTTATAAACGCCTTCAGGATTGAATTGCGTATCGGGCATGTTTAAGTGCGGATAAACCGCTGTTCCTACTGGTGACGTAAATTTAACTCTCTGAGACATCTGGACTCTCCTTGGTGGGTTTAGTTTTTTCTTCGGGCGTGAGGAAACGCGCAAGGCTAATGTTTAGTCTCGCGGCTTCTTCAATTAGGGTTGTTGGTATTGGTATGTTGGTTCGGTGTAGTAATTCAGCAAGTGCTAAAATACGTTGGCTTGGATACATGAGATTTCCTTCTTTGTTCTCAGAAGGTCACCATAATTATTTTGGGGCTAATTATCACAAGTGAACGCGGTGTCCATTTATGTGAATAATTATACGTTTTGTTAAAAATAGCCTATACTTAGAAAGGTTAATGGCTTCGGATACTCTGAGTGTGTCCTGATAACTTCGGTCATCAATATGGATACCCTAGAGTCCGAGGCCATTAGCTTTTATAAGTTTCATATAATATACAAAACATACTACGAGAAACAATAATCCGACTCCATCACCGAAAGCAGATTAAGTGTTCCTTTTTCCGGTATGGGTTGTAAGTCGGTTTCCTCGGGGTCAGCAAGATCAGCCTCCGCTGTTTTAAGGAAATCATCGTAAAGACAAACTCCTTGATACTGGTCGATAAACGTAGCTCTAACCGTGTCAAAAAGCTCCCAAGTGTTCTCCACCCCCACCGCAAAGCTATCGTGGATTACCATGAAATCGGTAATGCGGTTATCAACTAGCGTGAGGATTGTTGACGCAAGGTGCGCTGAGTCCAGTGAATGCACAAAGTTAGCCGCCACACCGGATTTAGACTTAGCTGTATCAATCTTAGCTTTGTCTTCACGCTGTACTGACATTTGCGCTCTCACCTTCACTTTGGCTTCTCTGTCATACAAAAACAGACGGACTTTTTTAGTACGCCACTTAGTATATTTCTGCACCACAGGGAAGTTTATAGGACTACGCCAATGGGTAGGCTTATCTTCTTTCGCAAGCGCGACAGATAGGCTCTGCAAAAACTTCATACCATGCGCGGCTGACGCTATAACTTCTTGTACACTTTTGTAACTTAACTCAGCAAAGAGTTTTGTAGCATGGAACTGCTGATCTGTATTTCCGAATGGGTGCGCTTTTTTAGTCATAAGCTCTTTATCAGCCAATGGGTTCATCAGGTCTTCTTTGATCTGATCTGAAAAACCATACTCGTTGGAGGAGTAAGGATATGTCATTGTATTTCTTTTGACAGTAGCCCTTGTGATGCCGTGGTCAAGCCACATAAGAGCGCCCTTCATGCGCCTCTCACGGACTTGCTTTGCAGTCATTATGACTTTGCCCTCTTTGTCTTTAATCGGCTTTAAATGAGGCTCTACGTGCGACGCTAGTGCGATTGTTTTCATCTTCTCAAGGACTCTATCCGCAACAGTCTGATAGACATCGGCAGGAAGTTCGCTTGGGACTAAATTGACCAGAGCGCCATCAGAATTGTTAAGAGATAAAGCACTGTAATGTTGGCAACCGGAGCATGAACCATCAAGGCTTGGAGGTAGACACGTAATGTAGTTTTCCGGGTCATTTAGGTAGCCAACCCACTCGACACATGCGGCATAGAACTGAAAAGGCTTATCAGCCTCTTTGATTGTACCCAAGTTGGCAATAGGGTCTTCAGCGACATCACGTATAAGCTGCTCGTTAAACTCTACCCATAAAACTCTATCATCTAGCGTCTGCTTGCTGATCTTGTTGAAGTCACCACAGTTGGCTACATGAATCGCCAACCACTCACAGTTTTCACTGGTGACTCTTGAGCCGTTCTTAAGCAGAGTCATGGCTTTGATATGATCGTCGCGGTGGTATGAAAAGTTACTGACCGGATAAAATCTACCTCTGAAATCCATATTCCATACTAAAAAATACTCATCGTATTCACTAAGCTCAGAGGAGGTCTGTAAGTCTTGCTCCATCATTACCGCCCTACCAACTATCTCACGGTTCTTTTTGATGATGTTTATTCTCTCTGACCTTACTATCGTTTGTTGGCTAACGTCCATCGTCGCCCACTCATCTTGTGAAGGTGACTGCGGTAAATCTATTTGGTGCTTCAGTGGGAATTTTTTAAATGACTCTTTGTTTTCCCAACAATGTTGGACTAAATCAAGTACTGCGTTGTTTATCTTTAAAGGAACAGCTTGTAGGGCGTTCAATGCTTCTACGTAAGCAGGCAAACCGCCTGTCTCTCCTGCCTTTTGGAAATCTCTTTTAACGTGCTGTCTTTGCTCATAGCATGACCCTCGGACTAGAGGTACTTGAGTTGACAGCTTTTGGCTTATGTAGCCACCTGTATACAGCCCATCCCAAGGTATCGGAGCGCAAACCATCGGAGAGAACATAGGGTCATTCAAAGCCGCTAACTCATCGCTTGTAGTAATCTCTTTGGCCGCTTCAGGAGTTAAGCCGACCATTTTCTTAGTCTTGTTAGCTTTAAACTCACAGTAGATCTCAAAGACATTAGAGAACTCAAGTACAGCATTGACTACTGGCTCTGCAAAACTTTTGATAGCTACGTCTATGGTTGTGGGAGTAAAAGGCTTATCAGCACCGATAGAATGTTTAGCCACCATGCTCCGCACAGCTTCGACTCTTTTCCGATCAGTTTGATATTCACGTACAGCTATTTTTTCTACTCTAGTGTAGAGGCTTTTGTCATAGGTCTTTAGTTCTTCGCTCCAGACTTGAAGCTCGATTCTCTTGGCGATCTTAGAAGTACAGGTTGTAAGTGTACCTCTCTGGCCTACAGTATCCATGAACGAGTTTAAACCGATATAGGCCAACTCTTGGGGACATAGGTTCTTTAGGGTGGTAGCCCAACCGTAAGGTCTTCCTGCGCGACCATTGCTTTGCTCCTCAATGTAGCTCGTAATACCTTCAGCGACTTTTGGGAGAGCATCTGTAATAAAACTATGATGTGTGTTGCTCTTTGATAAAGTCTTTTGCTTCTCGCTTCTGGCGTTGTATCTCGTGACACCATCAAGACGCATTTTTGTCTCGCGCTGTAACTCTATTTCTTCTAGCTCTCTCATCCGATTCCCCTCAGTGAAAACACCATTTGTTCTCAGAAGGTCACCATAATTATTTTGGTTACTTTTTGACCAATTATATTGGGCTGATTTTAGCGAATTTTTATCATTGTTTTGCATAGTAAACAGCCCCCGACAATTTGTGGAAACCAGACCACCAAATCATTTGAACTGTTAAAAATCTCCCTGTATGGGATACCAAGGCGTAATAATACGTTTCCATTTTGTACATAATTTGTCCCTCACCTTTTCTTATTTAAAATAGAAGTTTGTAAACGCAAATCATTATCAGTTAGTCATAAGTGCATCGACACTAACCGAAGTTTGCTTCAAAGTCATCATTTATTTGGGAGTGTTAAATACTGCATCATTTGCTTCGCTTGTTTACGATCTGGCTTAATATATTTAGCGGTAGTCTGGATGGCTTTGTGTCCCAGAACCTGTCCAATCTGGACGGTATTTAAGCCAGTACTAGCAAGAGCAGTGGCAGCAGTGTGCCTGCATACGTGGAATACAAAATGGGGGTCATTACGCGCTAATTTATTTCGCATTCTGTCCCACACCCTGTAGAACTGGTGGTGATCGAAGGCATCACTTGGTCGGAAGTCCAAAGCCTTGAGGTGCTTGTAGGCTTCATCGTTCAGCCAAACTTCACGTTCCTCGCCATTCTTAGTGTCAAAGAGATGGACACTGTATTCGCCATCTTCTTCAATGACTTTACCGTAGGTAGCATTTGTTTTAACTTCAGATTTAAGCCGACCTATTCCCAGTATTTCACCCTTACGCATTCCGGTTAAAAGTGAGAAGGCTACTATGTGAGCCGACCACGGATACTCACTGTTAGATAGCATTTCTAGCATTTGAGATTGTTCATGTGGCGTAAAAACTCTAGGTCTGCCACGCATAGAAGGGTCACGCCTGTAGCGTAGTCTTGGAGTTACATTTGAAAGGTTAAATTCGTCTTCGTAAAACCTGAAGATTTTACTGAGGCAAGCAATGTAGCGATTAAGAGTGCCTGCGGCATTGCCGTAAACTTCGCTTCGGTGGTCAAGAAAGGTGTAAATATGGGAGGGTCGATAAGCGGTGATTGGGCGAAACTCATTGTCAGCGTAGCTACTTAGCCTGACTATTTTCGCAAGTGATTCTTTCTGGTGACTCCCTTCTTCCCAGATACGTGTGAAATTATCTTGGGTGAACTGAAGTAAGGTGGGTATCTTTTCTAACGTGCATAAACTGGTATGCACTTGTGGATTTTCGGTGTAAAGCTCTAGTTGGTTTTGTATTTCATAAGACATAGTGTTCTCCTTAGGTTTAAGGATTCACACTAAAAGTTGGAACGGTAAACGCGAGATTAATCCGTTGCGTCCCTCTAAGTAACTGATTTGCAAGGATTTTATATTTTAAGTCCGTTGCGTCTACCAATTTCGCCACCCGGGCTTTTTTACTAGAGGATTCCACTGAAGTGTGACTCCAGTGGCGCAAAGGATATACAAAAGGTTTTACGATGTCTAACGCTTTTCTATTAAGGTCACCATAATTATTTTTTAGGTGGCGCGAGCTGATCTTTTGACCGTTGTTTATCAGCAGTTTCGACTTTCGGTTTTGCATAGATTGCATCCCAGTTAGCCGCAAATTGTTCGGGGTTTGGGATAGGTCTAGCCGTACAGCCTTTGCTCATTTTGTCTCTCCTAATATTTGCCTGTTCTTATCATGTCAGTTAAAGTTTTTGCTCTTTGTCCAACTTGGTCAGCCCATCGTGAATCCATAAATTCGTTAGCCGCTGCTCTGTAATAACCAGAGCGCATTGCATTTAGTGAATTCTTAAATAGCCTCAATCGTGTTTGTCCAAGGTTAAAACTAATGTCGATCATCGCGTCTTGCCGGACATCATCAAGATCATCAAACCAATCGTATTCATTTGTAAGCTCTTGCCGCACTCTGGCAATGTCATTAGCTAATAAATACTCCACTTCATCGTCAGACAGTCCTAGACCTGATTCCGCAATGTTCCTACCGACACCGATAGTTTCATAGCCTGCTGAACATACGTAGACTTTGCTTCTCACGCCTTCGTGCAGCTTCAGCATCTCAATTAGTTTACTCATCACTTACCTCGCAGCTTCATAATTTTGTCAGCGCCTTTGACACCAAACGATGCCGTAACGCCTATACCTAGCATGTAGGTAAACCAATCAGGCAGTAACTCAAGAGTCTCTAAACCGTATCTGACTCGCTCAATGATCTCTGGGCTATCTGTGACAGCACCATACATAATCGCTATGACAGGAGATGTCAAAAGTAGGATTAAATACTCATCTTTATAGCTAGACGCGGAGGCATCTGCCATCTTGGATTCCCAATTAGCATCATTCTGTATGACATTCATTTTAGCTTGGTGCTTGGCTTGTTTCTCTTCAGCCCGATTGTTTAAAAATGTGCCTGCTAGATTAGCGATTGGTGCTATGAGATTCTGTAACATTTTACTGTCCTATTTTAGTGGGTTGCTGTCGGTGACATAATCTAAGCCATTCCACAGATCAGTAATCTCTCTTTTGATAACTTTCATTTCTGAGTCAACCCCAGACATTGATTTGGCGATGAGTTCAGCTTGAGTGACAGTAGCTTTCATAGATTGAATTTCTAGTTCTAAACCATCGACATTCTGATCGATCAACAATAGTTTCTCTTGCTGCTCCATGATGGTCACAAGATTAGTACCTAGCGTTGCCAGTTTTCCTTGGAGTTGGCTTACGTCATTTGCAGTAAGCTCTTGCTCTATCAAAGTTATTTTTTCTTCAATAGCGGTAATGTCCGGTATCGACCGAGACTCTTGCGCCTCTAAGCGTCCATATAAAGAACTGGCTGTCCAAACTCCACCCCCCAGTGTTGTCGCTAGAGAAAAAAGTATGGCTATGTATACGCCTTTGAAACTTGTACCACCGATCTTGAGTTCTGTCTCTGCTAGGCTCATGTGCCATCCTCTTCACATTCTTGATAAACAAAGCACCGGTAACCCAATGCGATGGGTGAGCTAGTGTAAAATTGAGTCTCTACGCCTGCTGATAATATGTCTGCGTTAGACACATAGAGGTCGATAGAAAATTGGTCTGTGCCATTGACATAGATATTAGCAATCGTGTTGCTTGCATCCCAAGATAGGCTGACAGCTTGCGTAGTTGCGCTGTAGCTTAGTGTGCCACTCTCGACCGTCGTGTTCCCATCCATCGCGGCTTGATCTAGATATGCAGTAGCGTCCTCGTTATTTGCTACCGCGATAAAACTGGCGGCATTATTAGCGTGGCCTTCGATGGAATCTAACGAAGAATTGTAAATGTCAGCATCAGCTTGATCGATTGTCAGTGAGTCGGTGTTGTCAGCCACATAGGTTTGTAGAGCGGCCTGATCATCTGGAGTATCCGCCTCGGCTGATAATTCAGCTATCTCTTGTACTGCCAATATATCGACAACGACCTCAACAAAAGTCTCCACCGCTGAATTCATTAATTCAATCTCTGCTTGCGCTTGTTCTTCAAGATAGGTCTGGCTCGACCCATAAGGTAGGTAAGTCGAATAACCGCTTAATGCTGAATTATAAGCCTCGACTTGAGCAGCAGAAATGTACGCTGTCCCTGCCATTTCACCGTTGGACAGCCCTGCACCAGTGTTAGCATAAGCCATCGCTGTGCCTGTCATTAGAACGCCAGTTTTTATTTGGGCAACAATGGCACTAGAAGTGTTTATTAGATCGTCTAGCTCATTCGACTGAGCTACGGAACTGCTCACTAACAGACAAACTAGAGCCGCTGTCTTCAATTTCAATTTCATTCTCTTTCGCTCCAATGTCTAAGATTTGGTTGTAGTAAAGTTGAGTTTTTGTATATATCGGTATGGGAGGTTTCTTAGACCAAGTGGCGGCTCGTTTCACTTTTACTTCACCGTAGTCCGGTATGTACAGGCTAGGCTCACTTTTCATCACTAAGAATGCTCGTTTGCCTACAATTAACTTACCTTTGACCAGAATTGGGCAAGGTGTGGCAGAGATAAACAGAGAGCGCCACACTTTTACGTCAGAACACATCAACGCTATGGCCGCTACCTTCATACCTAAGTCAGATAACAGCTTACTATCGCGTCTGCGGTTACAGTCTGGGTCTGCCTGATAAGAACCTTTGGTAATACCTATTAGCCCAGTTTGAATTGAGCCACCGCTACCTTGTAGACAAGTCTCCATTCCACTAGACATATACGAGGGAGCGATAGCTGAACCTACTGGCATCCCACTGGAGTTACCACCGCTGTAGTTAGTGGTTTTTGACTCATCGACACTGACATTGTTACTACTAACAGTGCTTCCTACCGTATTCGTGTTAAGTGATCCATCTTGATTGTTGTCTGAGCTTGTATCTCCCATTTGTTCTAAATCCTGTGCTGACAGGGAGGCTGACAGCAGCATAACTAAACTGATAACTCGCATAATCGCTCTCCTTCAAAATGACTAGAGCCATTTCGCTACGACAATACAACTTAGAATAAAAGGGTACATACCGAACATCATGCGTTCCAACTTATCAAACTTAGCAACCCCTTTATCTAACCTGTCAGTTATATGCTCGTAACGAAGTAAGCACTCTCTTTCGTGCGCCTCAAGGCGTTCTCTGGAAGTAGCCATTGCGTGTTACTCCCAGTTAGTCGGGTATCCAAATAGAATACTTGGCGCTTTAGACTCAGCAATTTGAGACTCAATCGATGCCTCAAGAGATGCTACTGTGTCACTTCCCAAAGAAGCGGCTACCCAACTAAGTACATCGCTTTTCGTTAGTGCATCCCATGAGATATAGCCTGCTGCTGTGGTATCTGGGGTGAATGAAATTGAGCCATACGATTGACCACTATGGTCTTTGGCATCCACCGTATCTGTTTTTGACGCGTACCAATGCACTTGGTTTACGCCATTATCTGTATTTCTTTCTACCTGTGAGACTGTCCAAATAATACTCATTGCTTTGCTTTTCCTATGTTCAGAGCCACTACATCTAGTAGCTTTTGGAGTTGACCTATGAAGTTATTATCTTTTTGAGTCTCAGTCATAGCCGCTATTGCAGACGCTAGGCTAATCACGCATGTCGCGATGTTAAAATAATCTAATAAAACTGCCATTACCACGGCACTCCTGTTGCTTGCGCTGTTGCCCGATCAATTTGACCTTGCACTCTTGCTGTACGGTTAGCTTCAATACGCGCTTTAGCTTCTGCCGCTGTTTCGCTACCTTCTTTTAGGCTGTCATATATCCAACCAAGCACATTAGCTTCGGTTAACGATGCATAAGCAATAAATCCTGACGCTGAAGCATCATAAGTGCAAATTAGCTTGCCGCCCTCTACCGCTGAATAAGCAGGAGTTGTGTCAGACAAAGCATTGCAAGTCCAATATGCCTTGATTACGCCACCATCTGCGTCAACGTGTGTCATATCGGTCACTGACCAAGTTGTTGTTATAGCCATGTTTCTATTCCTCTAGTGATGCGACACGTTGCCGCC